ACCGACGAGATTACCAAGAACAACACCACGGCTGTAAGCGCAACTTACACGACGAGCCGGATGACTGTTCTCGAGGGGCCAACCGTCTCGAGTGGCAAGTACATTACCATCAAGGTGACCGGGCCGTCCGACCCAGTCAACCAAACGGACGAGGACGCATTCGTGCAGTTACACGTGACCTGCGCCAACACGGAAGAATTCGATAAACGGCTCTGGTTCAATCAGGGTAACAAAGTGGTGGTGGACTAACATGATTGATGCGGAAGAATTGGTGCGCCTACACAAGCTGCGCCAGAAGGCAAACGAGCCCGCGCCGGCCCCTGCGCCTGCGCCCGCACCCGCCGCGCCGGTGACGCAGTACCCTCTGGCGCCAAAGAAGTAAGGAGCTAGCATGACTCTGATTGTTGAAGACGGCACTGGCGTTCCGGACGCTGAATCTTACACCAGCGTGGACTACGCGGACAAGTACTTCAGTGACCGTGGGGTTGCATCGTGGGCGTCGTTGACGACTGCTGACAAGGAACGCGGCCTGCGGCTTGCAACGGATTACGTTGAACTGCGCTTCTCGACGCGGTTTCGCGGCACCAAGCTTGACCCCGATCAGTATCTCAGTTTTCCGCGTGCGGACGGCAAGCCAATCCCGGTCAACTTGCAACGCGCCTGCGCCGAATATGCAGTGCGCGCGCTGGCCGCACCACTGGTGGCAGACCCTGTCGTTGATGACCGTGGGCTGGTGGTGAAAAGCGTGTCGGAAAAGCTTGGCCCGCTTGACGAGACGACCGAATACGCTACCACGGCGCGTGAGTTATTCAAACCGTACCCGGCTGCGGATAACCTGCTAAAATCACTGTTGCGTCCATCACAGTTAATCCGATAACCACATGGCTGATTATTCCAAGTTCGTTGCGCTGGCACAGAAGCTGATCACCAAGCGTGGTCGGTTGGTGTCGTTGCAACAGCTTTCGGGTGGTGCCAGTGACCCGACAAAGCCATGGAAAGGCGCCGGGGCGCCGGCTGTGGCGGTTCAGGTTGACAATGTGCCCGCCGTGTTCCTTGACGCAAAGGGCTTGGACATTAAGTCCGTTATCAAAGACGATAACTTGCTCAAGCGGGCAACCGACGTTGCGCTGATCGCGCCGGGCGCAGTGGACTTTTCCATTATGAATATGATTCTTGATGGAAAGCCGATGCGCATTGAATGGTGCCATGTGCTAAAGCCCGGTGATACCGTGTGCTTGTACGTGTTTGGGATGATGCGATGACGCCGACCGACGCAGTAGACACCATGTGTGGCGTGTTTCGAGACGCATGGGTTGCCGCAGGCTACGACCTTGCGAACGTGCGCTGGGACGACGTAACGGGCGCTGTAACGGACGAGCAAGTCACGTGGGCACGGGTAACGATCAAGCACTTTGCCGGCCCTACGCGAGCGTTTGGCCAGCACCGTGCCCTGTACAGCAACACGGGCACCCTGTACGTGCAGATTTTTACGCCTGCGGGCGGCGCCAACCAAGAAGCGTACGACGCCTCGTACGCTGTGGTTAGTGCCTACCGTGGCGCAATTAATTCGGGCGTGAGTTTCCGCGACACGCGAATCCGAGAAGTAGGTGTAAGCGGAGCATTTCAACAAACCAACGTCCTCACGGACTTCTCTTACGACGATTAGGTGAACCATGACCAATAAAATCGATTCCAATCTCACCGGCCTCTGCTATGTTGAAGAGGTCACGCCGGGCGTGCTGCCGGGTTCACCTGTCTGGAAACCGCTGGAGCCGAACAGCTACAGTGACTTCGGTGCCCAGACCAAGAACACGGCACGCAACCCTATTACCCAGTCGCGCCAGCGCCAGAAAGGCTCCGTGACGGACCTGGATGCATCGGCCGGCTTCTCGCTGGACATGACGCAGGACAATCTGTATGACCTGCTGCAAGGTTTCATGTTCGCTGACTGGCGCAAGAAAGACGTTGACACTGTCACCGCCGTCTCCACGTCGTACACGCTGGCAGCAAACGGCACCGACTACCGCGCGAATGACCTTGTGTTCGGTTCCGGTTTCGGTGTTGCTGCGAACAACGGCCTGCACCTCGTCACCGCGTCGACCTCGACCAGCGTCACCGCCAACGGCATCGCAGCCGAGGCCACTCCGCCCGCCACCGCGCAGATTCACCGCATGGGTGCGCAGTTCGCATCGGGCGACGCAACCATCACCGTGACGTCAGGCGTTGCTGCGCTGGTCACCACGACGAAAGACCTGACGCAACTGGGCCTGATCCCGGGTGAATGGGTCTTCATCGGCGGCGACACCGCAACGATGCAGTTCGCAACGGCAACCAACAACTGCTTCGCCCGCGTTGCCACCATCGCCACGAACAAGATCACGTTCGACAAAACTGGTCAAACGATGGTGGCTGACACCGGCACCGGCAAGACGATCCAGATCTTCTTCGGCGATGTCATCAAGAACGAATCGAACCCGGCGCTGATCAAATCGCGCAGCTACCAGTTCGAACGTTCGCTGAGCACGGCCGGCTACGAATACGTCATCGGTTCGTTCGCAAACGAGATGCAGATCAAGCTGACGCAGGGCAGCAAGATCACAGTCGACCTGAATTTCGTGTCATTGGACGCGCAGACGCAGGCTGGTGCAAAGACTGGCACGCACCCGGCAATCGCCACGTCGTCCTCGGCCTTCAACACCTCGTCGGACTTCAGCCGCTTGCGCCTGGAAAAGCTGGACGCGACCGGCCTGACGAACTACATGACGGAAGCCACCGTCACCATCAACAACGGTATCACCCCGATCAAGGCGCTGGGCAAGCTGGGCGCGGTGGACGTCAGCTACGGTGACTTCGCCGTGTCAGGTAGCCTGACCGCCCTGTTCACTGACATCGCTACCGTGCAAGCCGTGCGCAACAACGCCGACGTGACGATGGACTTCGCGCTGGTGGCCCGCAATGCCGGTGTGGTTATCGACATCCCGCTGGTGGCACTGGGCAACGGCCGTCTGCAGGTCGAGAAGGACAACCCGATCAAGATTCCGCTGACCCCGGAAGCTGCTGCGCACCAGACTCTGAACCACACGCTGCTCATCTGCAATTTCTGCTACCTGCCGTCGCTGGCAGACAGCTAAAATAGCGCTACCTGCCCCGCAGGATTTCCTTCGCCGCTGCCTTCGGGCAGCGGTTCTTTTACCTCAAGGAGTTACAATGTCCGCATACGCAATGTTCAAGACCAACAAAGACACCGAAAAGAACGGTATCACCCTCAACTACGGCGACTTCTACCTCGTGGTTGGCCGTGCTGGCGGTGCCAACCAGAAATTCAAGGGCGCAATCAAGCGTATCATGGACCCGCACCGCCGCGCACTGCAAACCGACACCCTGTCGGAAAAGAAAGTGACGGAGCTCATGATCCAGGCGTACGCTGAATCGAACGTGTACGACTGGGGCTACAAGGCCAACCCGGAAGACAAAGACTTCATCGCCGGCAAGTTCCTGGCCAAGGACGACCAAGGTAATGACGTCGTGCTGGATCTGAACCGCGACAACATCATCAAGGTCTTCACGGACCTGCCGGACCTGTTCTCCGACGTCCAGGAGCAAGCGGGCAAAGTGAGCCTGTTCCGCGACGAGATCACGGACGAGGACGCAAAAAACTTGTAAGCGTCCTCAAGTACGCGCTGAAGATGGGGAAGACCGAGCGGCAGATCATTGAAACCTGCAAAAAGCGAGGACAACCCCTACCCGAAGCGCTCCAGAACGCGCCTGTGCTTTATAGTGGGCTTGACGAGTACTACAGCGCGTTCTGGCGCCTGCATACAGACCGGCAAATCGGCATGGGTATTGGGCAGATCCCGTGGACTTCGATGGTCAACTATGCGGACAGAGAAGAAATGGACGCTGAGGAGTTTCTTCGGTTTGAAACTCTGATTCGGGCCATGGACGACGCTTACCTGGAACACGCTGCCAAACCTAAAGACAACGCGGGGGGATAATGGATCTGAGAACGTTTTCCCGCCGTATCACCGCCATCGCAGAGCGTGTCGAGCCCGCAGCGCAGGACGTTGTGCGCAAGACCGCTCTTGCAGTGGACCAAACGGTAGTGATGGCCACACCAGTTGACACGGGCCGCGCCCGTGTCAACTGGCAGGTACAGGCCGGCGCTATGCCCTCAGACGTAGTGCCCCCTTACGCGCCCGGTGCAGGCGGTAGCACAGCCGCGCAAAACACGCAAGCGGCCCTGGAGCAAGGTAAAATTGCTATCAGTGGCGCGCAGCCGGGTCAAGAAATCCACATCACCAACAACCTGCCCTACATTGGCAGGCTCAATGAAGGCCATTCTGCTCAGGCGCCAGCCGGTTTTGTAGAACAAGCTGTCAATGCAGGCATCGAGACCATACGTCAGGCGAGGCTCATTGAATAGCACCATCCAAGGGTGTTGAATGACAACCGAACGCATTGATATTGTCGTCCGAGAGGACGGCTCCCGCGAAGTACGGCGCAACCTTGAAGACATTGGCACAGGCGCGCGCACTGGTGCAAGCGGCGTTGACCGCCTGCAAGGTGCGCTCGGCCAGCTCAAGACGTTGCTTGCAACCATGGGCATCAGCGCCGGCATTGTAGAAATCATCAAGCTTACTGACACATGGGCCAACCTGCAAGGCCGGCTCGCGTTGGTTACGGACTCGTTCCAGCAACTCAAGCAGGTACAAGAAAGCCTGTTTAACATCGCGCAAAAGACGCGCGTAAGCTACGAGAGCACGGCCGACGTATTCACGCGTATCTCGCGCGCCACTAAAGACATGAACACGACAGACGCCGACCGGCTCAAGGTTGTGGAAAATATCAACAAGGCGCTCATTGTCTCCGGTGCAAGCACCGAGGAGGCACATCGCGCGCTAATTCAGCTTGGACAGGGTCTTAGCGCTGGCGTGCTGCGCGGCCAGGACCTTAACTCGGTGCTGGAGCAGACGCCACGCCTTGCACAAGCAATCGCAGAAGGCATGGGCAAGACGACCGGCGAGCTCAAGAAAATGGGCGAGGCCGGCACACTGACGTCCAAGGCAGTGTTCGACGCGCTTCTGCAACAAGGCAACGCACTGCAGAACGAGTTTGCGCAGATGCCGCAGACCATCGGACAATCGTTCGAGTTGCTGAAGAACCAAGTGCTCAAGTTTGTCGGCGAGACCGGAGAGGCAAATGGCATCGCTGGCAACTTCGCAACCGTGCTGAAGCTGGTGGCAGACAACCTGAATGTTATCGCTGCCGTCATCCAGGGCGTGATGGTGTACAAACTGGCTGAGTATTTCTTGACCAGCGCTGCCGCAGCCGTGCGCAAGTATCTCGCCCTTGTGGATTCCACCAACGCCATGATCGCCGAACGCGCTGCATCAGTTGCCGCCGCCGAATCCGCCGTGGCGCTGGCCGGCGCTCAACTTGCTGTGGCCACAGCCACTGACGCCGCCATTGCAACGGCGCGCGCTGAACAAGTTGCTCGCCTGAACCAAGCCAACGCTAATATCCGGGCTGCACAAGCTGCGATGGCAGCGGCAGAAGCGGCTGGCGTGCAGAGCTTTGCCTTGTACACGCTGCGCGCCGCCACCATGGAACTCGCCGCTGCTGAGGCGGCTCGCGTTGCCGCGATGGCTGAGCTTGCGCTGCTTGGCCAGCAACAGGCCCGCGTAAGCGCCCAAATCGCCGCAGCAACCGCCGCAGAAACCGCCGCTACCACGGCCCTGACCGCTGCTCGATCGGCCGGCACAGGGGCCGCAGCGCTCGCGGGTCGGGCATTGGGCTTGCTGGGTGGCCCGATCGGCATTATTACAACCGTGCTCAGCCTCGGCGCAACCGCGTGGGCGCTGTGGGGCAGCAAGGCGGCACAGGGTGAGCAGCAAGCTCAAAGTGCAGTCGAACAGACGCACGAACAGATTATGGGCAAGCTGGACGAGGAAATCAAGAAGCTCAAAGAACGTAACCTTCTTGCGCAGACCAACCCCGAGTTGGCAACACCGGACGCTAATCCGAAGGCCGCAGCGGCACAGGCTGACGCGGCACGGGCTCTCGCACAGATCAAGGAAACCTCCGCACGTACGGACCTTTCCCTGGAAGCCCGCACTGAGATTTTGCGCGTGCTGGGTGGACAGTACAACGATGCGACGGCCAAGCTCATGCAGTTCAACAAGGCGCAGGATGACTTTAACACCACGCAGAACGGTGATAAAGTCAAGGCGTGGTTGGATAAAAACCAGCAGTACATGAGCAAGACGGAACAGCTTGCCGCAGCCATCAAGGACGCTAAGAAAGAGCTTGGTACTGCGTTTACGCCGGAAATTGAAAAACGTATTACGGACTCGTTGAACAAAAAGGACGAGACGCACGACGCCCTGTTGCAGTACAAACAGACGATCGAAGAGCTCAAAATGCAACAGAAGTTGCAAAAAGAGATCTCGGATGGTCGGCAGTCGCACAACGAGGCACTGTACAACCAAGGCGGTATGAGCCAAGACGTGTTCATGAAGGCACAGCGGGACGCCCAACTTGAAGAGAACCAGCGCAACATTGAGTTCGCGCAAAAGCAGTTGGAAGTCACCAAGGGCGCGGGCAAGGAGCAGGTTGCGGCACGCGCCCAGTACGCCGGCGAACTGGCGGTGCTGGCGCAGCAGCGTCTTAACATCGAGCAGGGTTACAACGACAAGGTTGCTGGTGTGTTCGCTGCCCGCAAACGTGCTGAGATTGACGCCGGCAACAGCGAAATCTCAGCACTGAACGACAAGAACAAGCAGTTGCAGGACCAGATTACCTACTTCAACATGCTGCCGGACGCTATCACCCGCGCAACGATTGCCGAGCTGGAGAACCAGAAGGCCACGTTGCAGGGCGACTTCTACGATGAAGCCAAGGTCAACGCCATCAACGGTAAGATTGAAGCTCTCAAGCGTCTTGCCAATTCGCAGGCCGGGCAGCAACAACAGGCGTTCGACTGGGACATGGCCCAGCAGACCGGTGAGGCATGGCGCGCAACCGGCGAGCTTATCGGCAACTCGCTGTCCTCAGCATTCGGCAAGGGTGGCGCGGCACTGGGCAAGATGGTGCAGGGTTACACGTCGTTCAAGGGTGCAGAAGAGAACCTGCGCAAACTGTACGACGAGCGCGTCAAGGTTGCCGCTGGCAACGAGCAGCGCATTGCTGAGGCACAACAGCAGTACCGCAACGACCGTCAACAAGCCGAATATGCGATGTATGCGGATATGGCCGGTGCCGCCAAGGGCTACTTCGGCGAACAGACCGCAGCGTACAAGGTTCTGAGCGGCCTTGAGCAAGCGTTCCGTATTGCGCAGATTGCCATGGCATACGAGGAGATGGTTCGCAAGGTGTTCTTCACACAGACCGTGACCGCCGCGAAGATTGGTGCCATCGCAACCGAGACCACGGCCAACGCCGCCAGCGTGGCGCCAAACGTTGCGGCCGACAGTGCCAAGGCCAGCGCGTCGGGCGTGGCTGCTGTGGCCAAAACTATCGCAAGCCTGCCGTTCCCGTTTAACGTGGCGGCGGGGGCGGCAGTGTTCGCCATGCTGGTAAAGCTCGGTGTTGCCATGAAAGGCGGAGTGAGCGGCTCTAGCATCTCCGTGTCAGAGCAACGGCAGACGGAGCAAGGTACGGGCACGGTGCTCGGTGACAGCGCGAAGAAGTCGGATTCGATTGCCAAAGCGATTGAGCACTTGTCCGGCAACTCGGACATGAGCCTTAAGCATAGCGCCGGAATGTTGACGGCATTGAACAACATTCAGAATAACATCAGTGGGCTGTCCGCCCTGCTGGTGCGTGGCAGTGGCCTGAGTGGCAATGTGTCCGCTGACAGCCAAGGCGCGGCGGCAAAGTTTGCAAGCAGCGGCACCGGGCTGGACCTGATTGTTATGCCTATTGTTGGCCGTGTCCTGGACAAGATTACTGGTGGCTGGCTCGGCAAGACGCTCGGAACCATTGCCAACTCGATCTTCGGCGGTAAGGTGAGCACACTAGACACCGGCTTGACCGCGAACAGTGGCAGCGTGTCGAGCATCCTGGCGGGTGGCCTGCAAGCCGGCCAGTACACCGACACGAAGACTAGCGGCGGCTGGTTCCATAGCGACAAGTACAACACGGCGGTGAACAGCCTTGGTAGCGAAGCAGACGACCAGTTCACCAAGATCATTAAGAACATGGTGCAGGGCGTTACGGCGGCTGGCGCAGCACTGGGTCAGAACTCGCAGGAATTCACGGATCACCTGAACACTTTCGTTGTGGACATTGGCAAGGTAAGCCTCAAGGGTCTTACCGGAGAGCAGATCCAGCAGCAACTTGAGGCTGTGTTCTCCAAGGTTGGTGACGATATGGCCAAGTACGCGCTGAGTGGACTGGAAGATTTCCAGAAGGTTGGCGAGGGCTACTTCAACACGCTGGTGCGTGTTGCCACGGGCACCGAGGCGGCAGGGGCAGCGCTCAGCGTGCTTGGTGTCAAGGCAGTGGACTACACGGCCATCGTCAACAAGCAAGCAGACGTCGAGACCGAGATTATCCGGCAGAGCCTTGTGGCCAGCGAGACCGGCAATGGCCTGATTGCCATGCTGCAGAACTTCAGCGGCACTGCGGACGACCTAATTAGCAACTACAAAGATCTGGTTAAAGTTCGGCAGATGTTGAACAACGTTGGCCTGAACGGCAGCAACCTGTCGTCTGATACCCTGCTTGGCGCGGGTGGCCTGAGCACACTGAGCGACGGTGTTAAAACGTTCTTTGATGACTTCTTCAGCGATGCCGAGAAGCACGCGGCGGAGCTGTCCAACCTTACGGATGCGTTTGGGAAGCTGGGCCTTGCCGTTCCGCAGAGCAAGGATGCATTCAAGCAGTTGGTTCTGAGCTTCAATGACGGCACCGACGCAGGGAACAAGATGGTTGGTACCTTGTTGGCAATGACCGGTCAAGTAAGCGAGTTCTACGGTAAGGTGACCGACACGAGCGAACTGGCGTCCTCCAAGCGCGCAATCGAACTGAAGATGATCGAGTTGTCCGGCGATAAGGTTAAGGCTCTGGCCGAGTCCCGCAAGGATGAGTTAGCTGCAATGGACGCCTCCTTGCGCTACACGCAGATTCAGGAATACGCCCTGCAAGACCTTAGCGATGCCCGGGACGCGCTTAACCAAGCATACGAGGACGAGAAGAGTAACCTTGAAACGGTGCGTGACAAGTTTAAAGACCTGTCCAAGAGCCTGAAGGACTTCTCTCAACAGTTGGCAATTGGCGATCTGAGCAACCTGGATCCAAAGGGCAAGTATGACGCCGCCAAGTCCACGTTCGATAAGACGTACCAGCTCGCCAAGGCCGGTGATACAACTGCCATGGGTGATTTGCAACAGGTGTCCCAGGATTTCCTGAACGCATCGAAAGGCTACTATGCCAGCACGAGCCAATACGGCAAGGATTACGCAGCCGTGCAGGCAGCGATCAGCTCAACGGCAAAGGTCGCAGACAGCCAAGCGGATATTGCGCAGAAGCAGCTTGACAAGATGGGCAGCATGGTGAGCGGAATTTTGGATCTCAACGACACTACGGACAAGTTCAAGAAGGCTTTTGACGCGTACGTTGCAGCTCAGGCTAAAGTTGCAGCTCCGGCGGCGAACGCAATTGATACTACGTATCAGAACGTTCTCGGTCGCGCGCCTGATGCAGCCGGGAGCGCTTATTGGCAGAACCAGATTAACACGGGGGCCGCAACGCCAACGCAGGTGATTGACGCCATCACCAACTCGCCGGAAGCTAAAGTGCGCGCGCTGTACAAGAGCGTATTTAACCGGACGGCGGACGACGCTGGGGTTGCGTACTGGGTGAAATATATCAACGGGGGCGGCACGCTGGCACAGGTTGAGGCCGCAATGCGCAGCAGCGCCGAAGCCACCAAGACGCCGGCTACCACTACGGCGCAGCAGGCACAGACGGGCACAGCGGCCACTACTGCCGCTGCTGCAACTGTGAACCCGATCGAGGCGCAGCTCAAAGCTTTGTATCAGAACTTACTTGGCCGCACGCCGGATGCTGCCGGCCTGTCCTACTGGGAGAACTACCTGAACGGCGGCGGTTCGATGGCGCAAGTTGAGGCGGCAATCAAGAGCAGCAGCGAATACTTGAACATGCCGAAGCGCGCGCTGGGCGGGTACACCCCGGCCGGCATGGTGAAGGTTGGTGAATACGGACCGGAATACGTAAACTTTGACCGGCCCGGCATGGTGTATAGCGCAGGTCAGACCGCGCATATGGACAGCAACGCGGACGCCAAGCTTGACGCAGTGTGCACGGCAGTTGAGGAACTTAAGGTTGCTGTGGTTAGGGAACTGCAAGCTGCAAACACGCAGCGCGGGGCGGCGGCAACTCAGACCCTTAACAAGCTGGACAAAGTTGTGGACAGCACGGACGATCTGCGCCGCACTTATGAAAGGAATGCGTAATGGTTTTAGTTGAGATTTCATCCGATGGAAGCGCTGGGCAGCAGATTTACCGGTTCAGCGATAAGGGGTATGTTACAAAGCCGACGGATTCTCTTCCGAACACGGTATTCGCAGGAAGACTAAAAGATTCCGGGCGCATTGGCATCAACGCATATTCAGACGGTCGCACTGGCGGCGGCACCCACTTAGAGCTCGGTCAAGTTATCGTTGACAATTCAGACGGTAAATATGATTCTATACTGACCCAATTCTTTAGCGGACAGTTGGTCACCATCTATTACGGCCAACAGGATGACGCCCCGTTTAACAGCACGAATTATCCAGTTGTGTTCTCCGGAACTCTACAATCTGTCACTGCGGATTTCAACTCGATTATTTTCACGTTGCGTGATAAGCTGTATTCGTTTGATAAACCATTGCTGACCACAACGTACGCGGGCAACAACGTTGCGCCAAACGGCATTGAAGGCGGAGCGGATATTCTTGGTAAAGTAAAGCCTCTAGTGTTGGGTAAGGTTCTCAATATCACCCCTGTTATGGTGAACAGTTC